CTGCCTAGTTTTAGTTTCATTTCTTTTCTTTCGGAAAGGACCCGCCCAAAGCGGAGTACCCACATTTATCGATCCACGAGTCTTCGTGGTCGAGGTTATTTAGTAGGCGGGCTGTTTTTACCCAATCCATCATCAGGGCAACGTGTTGCGCGGTTATGCGTTCGTGGGTTTTGTAGGCTTGGGACGCGATAATGTCCCATCCGTCTGCAATACGCTCAAAGTTTTCGTGCGCGTCCCCATAATCCTTTGCGCGGTCGCCTGTCACTAACTCTGCACTTTTTTTTAATATTTCTTCTTTTTTCATGTACTTAGGTCTTTCCGTTCTTTTTTAGAGCCCTCTGTTGTAACCAGCTTTGTCATGGCTTTAACAAAGCCCGTTTGATGTAGCCAAAAACTTTTACCTCTTAAACTTAAACTCCAGTAGTTGCTATAACCGTAATCATGCCACAAAAGTGTTCCTACATTCATGCGTCCACCAAACAGGTTTAGGGCGGATAAAGCGGTTAGTACCTGTCCCCCACTTCCGGCACCCGACGGACTAGAGTCAAACCAAACGGGTCCTATAAACACGGGTAACTTCAACGATTGGGCATACGCTGCGGCCTGTTCAAAATGGTTAGCTAAAACTCTAGCTTTCACGCCATCTAAGCCCATAATCATCTTAGCCTTACACTCAATACCGAAGCTTATGCCTTCTTCTGTCGTCACCAAATAATCTATCTTTTTTCGACTATCGGGAATTTTATATTGTTTCTGATATTTCCAACCCTCTCGAACTCTATGCGACAAAAAATAACATTCTATAAATTTTTCGGCGCTACTTTCTTGATCCAATCCGTTACGCCGCAAGTATTCCCACTCATTCAAAACATGTCCCATCGGGGGAAACTTCCTCGGAGTGTTTGGCGGCTAGGACGTAGACCACGCTATTACAGTTTGGGCAGGACAGGTTGGTTTCCATAATAAAGTCCTCGCTATCTTCTATGTCGTGATCTCCGCCCCAGATGAGTTCCGTTTTGCAATGCCAGCAGTTCATAGGTAGTAGCTCCTTGTTGCGTCTTCGGCGTCTATTATAAAAAGGTTTTCTTTAGCGCGGGTCACCGCCACATAAAACACGCGGTGAATGTCATCGGGATCGTCCCTCATTTGTTTGTCAGCAGCGGGCGTCAGGTCCGAGAACACTATAACGTTGTCGGCTTCCCCGCCTTTTGACCCGTGGATCGTGGACACTACAATGCGAGGGTCACCGTTGAACTTTTCACCGCGTCTAAGCAGGGCGATTAGGTAGGCTCGTTCGCGCTCTGGTATTTTGTCCATCGCCTCGTGCCAGATTAAATCGGCTGAGGCTAAAAGCCCGTGGTTAACAAACAGGTCTTGAATGTTAACCAAGTCGGCGTCTTCCAGCCCCGGAATTGTTTTGAAACCTTTGGCTACATGTTGAGAGGACCGCATCGTTTCTTTTGCCGACATGTAGCTGTAAATGTTGCGGGCCGTTTTTCCTGTAACCTTTTCGCCCTTGCGCAGTTGCTCCCAGCCGTTGACGGCATCGCTTATTTTCTCGGAGATTGACCGTGATCCGCGGAACGAGAACAGGTATCCGAAGGACCGCAAGGAGTCTGCTATGGGCTGTAGTTGGTATGCTGCTTGCGCGAGTATGAGCCACGATCCGTCGGACAGGTCTATGTCATCAACGCTTGTTCTGTATTGCACGGAGCCTTCGTCATTTTTTGGCTCGTATGCTTTCACAACGCGCCGGTTAATACGTTTTACCACGCGCTCGGCCAGTTGGTGTACTTTAAAGGGTATGCGGTAGGATTGGGTAAGTGTTTCTGACGGCCCGTCTAGGTTAATGAACGTGTCCACGTCCGCACCGGCCCAGCGATAGATAGCTTGGTCATCATCGCCTGCGATATACATTCTGTCTGACTTTTGGTCTAACAGGTGCGCAATGTCCCACTGCATAGGTGATAAATCCTGCGCTTCATCTACGAAGCACAGATCGAATGTCGGACACCAGTTGTGGCTTTCTGTAACGAACTTCTCTAGCATGTCGGTGAAGTCGAACATACACATGTTTTTCTTGTAGTTCTTCAGGCTTTTATCAACGTGATTTACGATGTTCCACTCTATTTCCATCTGGCTGCTGTTGTATTGCTGGCGCAGATCGACTTTTCTTATGCGGGCGAGATTTATGATAGCCAATATGGGGTCGTTAGCTTTAAGGATGTCGGGTAGGTCGTCATTAAAGCTGGGTGATCGGCCTACACTAAGCTGCACCCCCATGCCCCGCGAGAGTTCCAAGTAGTTTTCTGTCTGCATTACCTGATCGGTGCTTATGTCGGACAGCGTTAGCGCCAGACTATGCAGGGTTCGGAAATACATCAGGTCTTTTTTGGGGTCTAACTTAAACCGTTCTGCGGCCCGTTCCCGTGCTTCCTCGGCAGCTTTACGTGTAAAGGCCAAGAAGGCAATTCGATTGGGCTGTGTGCCGCGTTGCAGGGCATCATCTACTTTATTCAGAAGGCTCGTTGTTTTCCCCGTCCCCGGTGGTCCGAATATCCTGTACACGTTGTTTCTCCTGTTTGTATATTTGGTAGACCCGCTGTTTGGTAATTCCGTACCATTTAGCCGCCGCGGTTTTTGTCACGTGTTGTTCGTCAATCAAACGAACGATGTCTGCGTTACGCAGTTTTTTTAAGACATTATCGGTCAAAACGGTGTTTCCTTTGGCTTAAACTCTGGGGTTGTCAGGTCCACGTCGGCGTTTGCAAAAGCGGGGACTTTCCATACACGCACAGCACGACCCTTTATTTTTAAAAAAGTGCTTTCGCCGTTTATATCACGGATACGCTGCGCAATACGGTGTGACTTGTATTCAAAGAATTTGTTCTTTTTAAGAAAGCTTTCAAAGTCTTTGAGGCGGAAGTATGTGCATCCCTTTTCATCGTCGGTCCACGGACGGCGAAGCAGGATTTCTTCTCTGTCTTTCGCCTGTTGCAAGTGGGCGCAAAACTCCTCCATAAAGTCATAGAACTGCCCGCCGACGCTTGCATCCTGTGAGACTTCGATGATGGCGCTCTCGTTTTCTTTCATTTCCCGCATCATAGTACCAATGCGCCCCTCCCATTGCTGCTTGGCAACAGAGCGCGGCATGAAGTTAAGCTGCTCCATGCAGGCCTTCTGAAACATGGGCTGGTTCATTAGTCCGTCTGTATCCAACTCCAGCGGCTCACCGTTCACATCCATAAACCAAACAGGTGGTGTTGAGTTGTACTTGCGCAGGTTTGCTACAGCGGCGTTTTGAATGGCGGAGCCAATACCAAACTTTCTTGTTTGGCATAGTTCTTTATTGCAGTGCGAGTTGATAGGCGCGTCATTGCATTTATATGAGTAGTCCTTTTTTGAAACCTGCTTTGCCACAACAGTGACTTCCGGCAACGGCAGCGGCGGATCAAGGTAGTTCATGTTGTAGGAAAGGATTTCAGTCTCCCAGCTGTCAGGAAAGGCCTTCCTTAAATATATACCAATATTATACAGTCCGTTGTTTCTGCCACCTTCGCTAATCGTTATGGCGCACAGGTGCTGTAGGCACGGCGGCCCGTCCCACATAGGTCCTTTAACCTCGGCGTCAGTCATTTGAAGCTTTGTTAATTGCTCGGGCGTTTGGACATGCGCTTCATACATCGCAAAGAACTCGTCCAGCGTTGCTGATGTCCCGTCATCCAAGATGCCGTACCGCAGACCGTCCTCGGCATCGTAGTAGGGCATGTTCAAGAAGTTGCCTACATCGCCACGATCTAAGTGCAGTTTCACCTGCTTGGGGAATATCTCGCACTCACCGTGGCCCAGAGCCGCGGCAAGGTGTTTAAGGACCTTCTGCATGTCCTTGGCTTCAATCCATTCTTTACAGAACAGGTAGCAATGCGCTCCACCGGACTTTGATCGGCAGACCACCAACGGCAGCTTTAGCTTGCGTATTTTTTCAATCAGCAGCTTGTGATCAAGCGGGTACTGGTCAACGTCGATACAGCCCCACTTGCACATGTTTTTCGCATTAATTGGTATGATACCAACGGACGTACCTTTGCCAGATAGGTGATCACGCCACAGCTTGGCGGTCCGCGGTTCTTTTACTACGCCTGCTCGTCCGGTGTTTTTGCCGTTAGCGTTTGTTTTTTCTATTTTATATGTGCCGTAGGCCTCTTCCAATCCATCAAAGATGGCGGAAAACTTTTTAATTGACATGTAATTCTCCAACGAAAGGGGGTCGCGCTATGCCTCAAAGCGCGACCCGTAAAACTTAAAACGGTACTTCGTCCGGTTTTATATCGTCAGAGCTTTGTTGTTGTTCGTTCCGGTGTTTGACCACCACGTCCCCCGAAGCAATACTTGCGCGGAACTCACGGGCTCGATTGTAGACGCCTTTGTCTTCAACGGGTCCAATGCGGGACATGTCCCAGTTGTGCCATTTACCCTTGCTGTTTTCCTCTGACACAGATTTCAACAGATACACGCTGCTAAAGCGTGGCGGAGTAAACGGGCCGTTTTTGCCGTTCATGGTAATGGAAGACATCATGCTGTTCCACTTACGGCTTTTCTTCAGGCCGGTGCTTTTCATAGCGATAAGCGCCGTTTCAGATGTGCCGTCGTCGTTAAGCACAATCACAAAGTGTTGGTGTGTTTCTTCCAAGTAAGACCCGTCGCCACCGATAACCATGTCTTTGTTGGTTTCACGATCACGCTCAAACTTTGGCAGCGTATCGGTAGGTTCGAAGACCGCGATAGGAGCGCCGGAACCAGCGCCTCTGGGCGACCACTGGATAAACCGGCGCTGATAGACGCAAGGTATTACTTTAACGCCATCTGCGCCATTGTGGTGGGTTTGTGACACGGTATTGTAGATGTCACCCTTACGACCTTTGAAGTCAGGATCATCCAGCAACGGGTCGAGCCCGCTGATGATTTTAAGAAACGGCAGTGCCAAATCTTCTTGGCCCATATCTGAGACGCCAACACCGGCATCTGCTTCAAACAGGGACGGGTCAAATGCCGCCATTGCTGTTTCTTCTTTCTTAGCTACTTGCTTACCCATTATTTTACTCCCCTAATAATGGCTCTTTGCCCAACGTAGGCTCCAAAGATGTCGTGTGGAAAGTCATCCCCACTTTCAATACGCTCTTTGACAAACGCCTTTAATGTACCGGCATGGATAGACTCGTTCTGGTCCGCAGGATAACCCTGCTGTGACGCAAACGCCTGAAACGCACTGGCAGAGTCGTCTTCACCACGTCCAAACTGACAAGATACTATGTTCTTAATGATGTCGTCGTGCCCGTTTTCCCGCAGCCATTCGTATGCGGTTTCGCGGTCCTTGACCAAGATGTGCGCCCCATAGGTTGGCTTGACCTCAACCGTTGAACCGTCATCCAAAGAGAACCTTGTCAGACCAAGGTCGGCCATAGTGCTAGGCAAATCCTCATCTGTCAATTTAAGTAATGCGTTCTTTTCGTCTTTGAGTTCACGATCAAGCCGTTCAACTTTATCTTGTTGGTGCTTGATTTTACGCGCCAGACCAGCAACAGTGTTCAAACCTGCGTTGTCTAGCGTTTCAATGGAAGAAGCAGACTGTTCAAAGTCCTCTTCCATCATCTTCAGTATATCGCTCATATGTCGTTCCTCTTTTTAAAGACCCTTGTTACGGCCTTGACAAAGACCTATATATTCTTATACGTTACGGCAGTCAACCCCAAGGGAGAACAAAAGTTGTATAAGTTTAAAACAGAGCCGTTCGATCATCAGCGCGAAGCGTTAAAAGATTCGTGGTCCGCGGAGTTTCATGCGTATTTCATGGAAATGGGCACGGGCAAAAGCAAGGTAGCCATAGATAATGTAGGTGTGCTGTACGAAAAGGGTGAGATAGACTCGGTGTTAATAGTTGCGCCAAAAGGTGTGTATGACAACTGGGTACAGGGTGAAATACCGTTGCATTTGCCTGACCGTATTAAAAGGTCCGTGGTCCGTTGGTCACCATCATCTTCCAAGTTGTTTGCCGCACAGTTAGATAAACTAATAAAGGAGCCGTTTGACGGCCTTAAGTTCTTTGTAATGAACGTCGAGGCGTTTTCCTCGCAACGCGGGACCCGCGCCGCGGGGATGTTTCTGTTTCACAACAAGAACAACATGATGGTGGTGGACGAAAGCACCACGATTAAAAACCGCAAGGCGCAGCGTACCAAAAACCTTATGGCTTTAACTAAGTACAGCAAGTACCGGCGCATTCTGACAGGCTCCCCAGTGACTAAGTCACCGTTGGACTTATTTAGCCAATGCAATTTCTTGGATGAGCGCTCGCTTGGATTTAACAGCTTCTTTGCTTTTCAGAACCGCTACGCCATAGTGCAAAAAAGAACAATGGGAGCCCGCAGTTTCCAAGAAATTACCGGATACCGCCGCTTGGATGAGCTAAACGAACGCCTGTTTAGTTTCAGCACCCGCGTTCTAAAGCAAGACTGCCTTGATCTGCCAGAGAAACTATACATCAAACGCTATGTTCCGCTGACCGCGGAGCAAGGAAAAGTATATGCGCAGATGAAAAGTCTGGCGTTAGCTCATTTAAACGACGATAATATAGCTACAACGGCTAGTGTCCTGACGCAAATCATGCGGTTACAACAAATCTGCTGTGGTTCCTTTCAACCGGATGTAGGGGACTTGCAGGACTTAAAGAGTAACCGTCTACCAGAACTGATGGACATTGTAGACGAAGTATCGGGGAAGGCGATTATTTGGGCGACGTATACCAACGATATCCAACGAATAGCCCATGCCCTGCGCGACCGGTTTGGGCCCGAATCGGTCGCACTTTATTACGGAGCCACACCACAGGACGAACGGCAAGCGATTGTGGAAAGGTTCCAAGATGTGGACAGCCCGCTGCGCTTCTTTGTGGGACAGCCCAAAACAGGTGGCTACGGGATTACCCTGACAGCGGCAAACACTGTGATTTACTACAGCAACAGCTACGACTTGGAGATACGCCTGCAATCAGAAGACAGGGCGCACCGCATTGGTCAACGCAACCCCGTGACGTACATTGATTTAGTTTCCCCCGATACGATAGACGAAAAG